TGTTTTTTTCTTAGGCCAAGCAATAAGCCAGCCAATGATTTTTTCCAGCGTTGTGTCGTGCTACCTGGGTAGGATAAAACGTGGAAGTAGAAAACTTGGGCTCTTTAGATCGAGTATCACAAACTGCTTGTGCATCAGCCTCGCTTCTAAAGAGCCCGAACTTGGTTCGATTGCTCTTACGCTTCATCTTCAACAAGAAGTTCAGGTTTGCTTTCTTCTCCTTCCAGACCCAGAAGTTCTTTGATTTCCCTAACAGCGGTAATCATTTCTACTTTCTGCTCCTCCATTTGCTCAAGCTGATCCTTGATCTGCTTGATAGCCATTTCTACTTGGTCAAGACCTTGTTCGGCCCCTTCTAGCATACGAGCTAGATACTTTTCATTTAGTTCATTCATAATTTTTTTCCTTAATATTAGGGGTTGTTGTATAATGGTAGGATGGGTTGGACTTGAACCAACGACTACAGCCTTATAAGGACTGCGCTCTAACCTACTGAGCTACCATCCCTTACTAGGTATTATAGGAGCGTAGTAGGGATTATCCTGAAGAAGATACGTTATATTTTTGCGTATTGATAATCTTCATGCCGTCCTTGCAGATTCTAGGAGTATAGTACGCGCCTTCCTTCTTAGGAATAAGCTTATTCAGGATAGCATCTGCGATCTTATCAGAAACATTATTCTTAATGAACCTTGCAATATTTCTAGCCCCATATTCATTAGAATAACCTTTATCTACAACATAAGAAACTAGAGAGTCTGTCGCTTCGATGGGAAGGTCTTCTAACTGTAGTTGTGCAATCTCCGAAACCTCTTCCTTAGTCAAGTGATCAAAGATTACAATATCATCAATACGGTTTAAGAACTCAGGACTGAAATGATTTTTTACCGAATCATGAATAACATTCTCTGCAAATTGCTTAGAGCTTCTCTGAGTATTCTCAAATCCTACAGATTGTTTATTAAGCGTAGTCATACCTTGGTTAGATGTGAAAATAAAAATAGATTCACTAAAGTCTAGTACAGTTCCTAGGTTATCTGTACAAGTTCCATCATCTAGAAGGGATAGAAGAAAATCGTACAGTTTATGGTGTGCTTTCTCAATCTCATCAAAGAGGAAAACCCATCTGTTAGACTGCTCTGCTTTCTCAGCCAACAAACTCTTCTCAGTATGTCCTACATATCCTGGGGGAGATCCGATTAGTTTAGCATACTCATGTCCACCTGCATACTCGGCGCAGTTAATCTTATAAAAGTTCCCGCTAAACTTCTCTCCAAGCAACTTACCTACTTGTGTCTTACCTACTCCTGTAGGACCGACAAACAAAAAGGAGGAGTGGCCTGATAAACCAGATGCCATAAGTTTAATGGCTTTAATAATAGCTTCCAGAGCTTTCCTTTGCCCGATGATATTATCCTTGAAGAACTCCTCTAATGCAGTAATATCCTCAAGACTGGAAAGGGAAATACAATCAGCTATAGGCTCTTTAGAGTTGAGGTGATCCTTTACTTGGCTGACTAGCTTACGCTCTACACCAGACATAAAAGTGTCGGCATTTAGATCAGTACAAATAAACTCCAAAGCAAACGGAGGATAGAGCGCGATGATTGAGTTATACACAGAACCAACTGCTTCATTCATCTCCTCTACATCTTCCGTGCCAAGCATATCGAAAAAGGCATCTACATCAACCAAAAACCTTTTAACGATAAAATTCTTGTAGTCTTCCAATCTGATTGGAGCCTTTTCCTTAAGGATCTTATCCCTAAGGGACTCATATAGTCTTTTTTCCTCTTTTAGGCTGTACCCTTTTACAAAAAGTACAAGGTCAAGTTCGTGGCAAACAATACGGTAGGTCTTACTTTTGGTCATCTTTTAGATGCTTTTCCAACTCATTAAACATGGAATTTTCAGCACCTTTCGACGCTTTGGTTTTGTTTTCTGTGGAGTTATCCTCCATCTTAACAATTAAGTTAAGAATTTTAACTACGTTATTCTTAGAAGCTTGAGCAACCTTAAGTGCATCAACCATTAAGCCTTTAGCAGCAGCGTCTTGTGGATTCTCGTCCACCATCGCTTTAAAGAATCTGTGTGCCTCTAAAGCGAGGTTTCTGTCTTCACCAGACTCATCAATAAGTTTTTTGGCGATCCTCTGGACCCTAGTGGGGCCAAGAATCGAATTTTTAGGGATATAATTTGTGGGCATAAGTTGTGTCCTCTTGTGTATCTAGGGTATTTGACATGTTTTTTTGGATATACCATGTAACTAAATCATCCCACTCTTTATAAGTGAGCGTCAAGCCAAAGGGTTTCCACGGAAGTTCCATATCACTCAACATTAGGATCTCCTAGGATTTCAATATGAGCCATATGGGCATCTTTCATTTCAATGCCCATAGGAAGATCGAAGCTAGTTTTCGTATCCCTAAGCCCTTGAATAATGTCAACCTTAGCTGGGTATTCCATCTCTAATTCAAGATGAACCTTAATTGTTCTATTTACTATATCCCTACGCCGATTCTTTGCCGTAAAGTTCATCTTTACTTTTTCTTGAGATTTTTTCTCGCCCCAAATCCAACTCATTTGATTGTTCCTGTATAATGAATGACAAGGGCATACCTAACACCCTCTGTGACCGCTGCAACTTTGTGCTGTGTAAATCCGTCCCAGACGAGCGCGGAACTCTTCTGCTGCTCTATAATAGACGGTTCACTCTTAGAATCGAAGAAAATCACCTCTCCTCCTCGAAAATCATCATTAAGTAGGATGGTAGCAGTAGCCACAACAGGAGGGCGAATTCCATTTGGGCCTGAATCCCAATCACAATGGCTTTCAAAACCTCCACCCTGTTCATACTTAAGAATCCAAAACCCGTGATGTCCAGTTGCTATTTCAAAGGCACTATTACCGAAGTTCCAGTTAAGATGTCTTAAAAAGGATTCACCCACTCCGAAGAGATCAGGCAGTACTTCAACTACCTTTTCATCACTAGTACTTCGGACTTTGGAAAAAGGATTTGCGATCTGATACTCTATGCAGTCAGGATTATAAGACCACTCTGACCGCTTCCCGCGTTCATCAACTAAATCAATTAGTTTTTTAGCAAGCTCATCAGAAACAACATTATTTGCAGCCAGGTATGTCGGTTCCGAGTTTTGTATTCTAACGTTTTCCATGTTTAAATTTTTCAAAGGATAAATCTTCGTAATCGTCCCACTCATCTAACTCGTCTAGCTTGTCTTTCGAGCTATCATATGAAGAATGGGATACTTTTTGTGACAACTTCCTGTTATTATTTTTATTTTTTCTTCGAAACTCTTTCTTAGAAAAATCACTCTTTTCGTTGTTTTTCTTCATTTAAAAATACCGTAGGTATCCTCGTCATCATCATCCCAAACAACACCTGTAGAAGTATCCTTATCAGAGGAAAAGGTTTCATGCTCCTCTGATATAATAGAAAGAATTCTCGCAACAGATCCTTTTACTGGAAAGGATAAAGCTACTGATCCATGATCAGAATCCCAATACAAATTTGCACACTCTGGGTTGTCCTCCATCATATCATAAACTAGGTTGTATAGACAACAGTTTCGATAATAATCCATAAACTCTGAGTCTGCGGAACCAAACTTCTTTTTACCATTCTTACGATTTAAAAAAAATCCCATCTGAGCTACTGTAATGTATAGCCCAGCTTCGTCAGTCATTAAGGGTTCTCTGAAATCGTAATGATTGCCAAATTTACTCATAGTATAAAAAGTGAGGGAGGAGGAGGACGGGGAATACTCCACCTCCCTCTAAAAGTTAATTGAGGGCGAAACCCTCACTATATGTAGAGGCCAAGTCCCAAAGCTGGGCGTTCAAATTAACATCTTTTTGAATATTAGAGATTGCTCGCACCATACGGTTAGTAGAACCATTACGGAACCCTCCACGAAGGAGGTTTTCTTGTGCCACATTAAAAGTAGTCCAAAGGTCCGTCTTTTTATCTTCTACCCTACGAGGCATAGAGATATCAGCAATCATACCATCATTAGGGTTATCAAAGCGAAGTTTTGCAGCGTCAGCAAAGAAGTCTTTTCGGCTTCGATCAGACATTTCAGTTTCTTGCCAGTTACCAATCTTATCAGCAATTTTAGATGCGTTAACAACCAAATCACGGGAAGCATTAACTACCTGCTGGGGCTCAAAACCGATGTGACGGATGTGGACTTTACCGAAGTCGTTCTCAGAAATAACCATTCCATTAGAGCAGATCATACGGAAGATGCCTCCTTGAAGAGTATAGCCTCCAAGTCCGTTGTGAGCATTAATAAGGAGCATCTCAGGGAAAGAGTCTCCGACTCCAAAAGAGTTCATATCCAAGTCTTCGTGCTTAAGACGGATAATGTGCTTGGCGTGGTCTGTACTCCACTTCCTAGCGTTAACCTGTTGAGCTTTCCAAGCAGTCCAACCTTCATCTTGAAGGATCTCAAGAATATCAGTAGTAGGAAGGAAAGAGTATCGGTCAGACACTCGACCCTCTTCAGGAGCAGTAGCAAAAGCAGCAGGGGCGTAAGTTCGTAGTAGTTCTTCGTTTTTAATCATATTAGCATTCTCCGTGGGTAAGTTTAAAGGCTTCTTCGCGTGTCATCTTTAGTTCTTTCTGCCTTTTGGTCATGCGGAATCGCTTACCTGTTTTAGCAGTATAGTCCTCGATAGACTCATAAAGAGCGGGGATGGTATCAGAGCTATCTTCTTTAACAACAAAATCACTAAGATCTCGCGTGTTAGTCTCTCCGATATTAGAAGGATTTTTGTCCATTACCTTAATATTAGGCATTGTCCTATTCCCAGTTTTACGACCAAAAGCACCATCAAAGGCTTTGTTGATCATGCTGGATAGTTCGTCAAAAAATTTCTCGTCAGTCATAGTAGTGCCTCCTTTTGGCTTACCCTATTATACTACTTCACAGATTATTTGCAAGACTAAACCCCGAAAAACTTACGAATTCCTTCAAAACCCTCTGCTTTCGGGTCTAGGAGGAGGTCTTGGAAGTCCTTGGATTGGAACTTCTTGTCTGAGTCGGCTACGGTATACCATGCGCCACTCCTAGTGACCATCCCATCGGCCTCTAACTGCTTCAATGTACCAGCGTAGGGATTGAGCCCTTCATTGTACATAAGCTCAAACTCGCACTCTCGGAAGGGTATAGAGCATTTGTTCTTAGTGTTCCTGACCATACCCTTGATCCCCATGACCCTCTTATGCTCGTCTTTGAGGAGGTCGCTGGTTTTATTGGAGATACACTTTAAGTTTACGCCAAGATAGTACTCTAATGATTTTCCCCCTGCTGCCATCGTATCAGGACTGCCATACATCACACCCACTTTATTTCTAATCTGGTTGATGATGACAAGGGCAACTTTATGTTTACGCATGAGTGGGTTAATCTTTCGTAAACACGCTCCAGTAGACTTAGCTCTGATAGCTCCCTGCATGTTATTTCCATCGTACCCCTCTGCTTCATACTCTGCCTTAGAAGGTGACACAGCAATGCTATCATACACAACAACAATTGGGGTATCAACATCAGTCTCTCTGATGGAAGTAATTGTGTCCTCGATAACTTGGAAGCAGTCCTCCAAAGTTTCAGGTGCAGAGTAAATCAACTTGCTAGGATCAATTCCTAAATGCTTTGCAAACTCAGGGTTGTATGCATTTTCACTATCCACCATCATGGTATAGTATCCCTTAGATTGTGCCTCTTTCAGAATGTGAGTACCGAACACAGTCTTGGCTGTGGAGGCTTCTCCATGAAACTGGGAGATCATCCCAATAGGAACTCCCTTAGTGTAATCACCTGAAATGATCTTGTTAAGGGCATAGCTGCCTGTGGAAACAAAGCCCATGTCGGGCACTTGCTCTGATAATAATCCTGCGTTTTTAAGTCGTGTTAATACTGCTTTATCCATACACTATTATAGTAAGTGTTGACTTTTTGGTTGTTTGTAATACCGAGAAAATTAAAAGACTAGTGCAGCCCTGGGTTGTACACTCCACCACCTTCAATCCTAAAGGCGGGACGGGAATTGCCAAAATACCTATACATCGTAGGATCGTTATCCATATCAGGGTCACAGGTAGGGCAATGAGGAACAGTAGTGTTATTTGCGTTCTCCGTCATCGACTCAAAGCATTGAAAGACTCCTTCACAGGAGGAACATTGGTAGTCATAAGTGGGCATTATCGGTTGTCTCCTGAGCCCCCTAAGGCTCCTCTATCTTTACGGTCATTAAGCTTATCTAAATTCATTTGGGCTATATCTTCTAAGGTGTAGCCAAGTTCTTTAGCTATAGCAGCGAGATACCAAAGTACATCCCCTAACTCTAAAGCTATATTGTCACGGTCCCATTTACCCACTACACCATCTTTATCACGGATGATTTTCTTTACCTTTTCCGCTACCTCTCCAGCTTCCCCTACTAAACCTAATACAGGATAAATAGGAACCTCCCCTAATTGAGGATAGATTGCAGTTCTCATAGCTTGGTTTTGATACTCACTTAAACTTAAATTTTCCATATTAGTATCTTTCCTAGTTAAATATAATTTACATGCACAGGGTTATCTTCAATCATATAATTAATGAAGCGGTTCTTATTGTTAAACATACAGCGAGCGCAAGAAGAGGCTTTAAACCGTTCGTACTTTTTCTTTTTAGACTCTGACAACCAGTAATCCTTAAAGCTCTGCTCCTTTAAGGATCCCATATCCCCATGATCATTATAAGCATTGTTACAACAAGTGTAGACATTTAAGTCTCCACCGATATAAGTATTAAGATGCATATATGAACAGAAATCGTAGTCAGGTTTTTTAAGGACTAGATCTCCAATACGATCTCCAAATAGATTGAATACCTTAAATTCATCAGTCTCAAAATCATCTTTAGCCTTCTGGGCTAAAGCCTTTGCTTCTTCATAGAACCCTGCGAAGTAATCAAAATCTTCAGGTGTGAACACTGCGCTAATACGAACATTATCCACCCCTAGCTTACTGTATTTCTCTACTGCATCGTAAATCTCGGTCCAGTTCTCCTTAACAACAACAAAGCCTACTCCAATAACTAGATCTGAGTCAGGAGTCTTAGCTCTTGCTGCAACTACTTTTTTAATATTACTAAGAACCTTATCAAAGTAAGCAGGAGGTACTTCTCTAATCTTAGAGTAGCTTTCGGCATTTCCTGCATCAACAGAAAACCTAACCCACTTACCTTGTGCTAGAATTTCTGGGACTCCTTCACGCATCACAGTTCCGTTCGTAACAAGAGCCAAATCCATTCCTTTATCAAGAGTATGTTGAAAAAGGTCCTTATGCTTAGGGTGGACAGTAGGCTCTCCCCCTCCAGTAAACTGAAGTGCTTTAACTCCCATCTCTGAACAATCATTGAGAATCTCAATACACTTCTCGTAGGGAATCATACGATTTGGGTTGTTATTGATCATACCCGTTACTGCATCAGCCTCACCAAAGTTCTTATTGGAAGTATACCCTTCCATTCGGTAAGCACAAAATGAGCAGTTGTGATTGCATAAATCAGAGATAATTAGCTGCACTTGGAGGGGTACAGTTTGATTACCTTCTTTAAGTTCTTGGATTCTATCCAAGTGGTGAGCCGCCTTATAGGGGCTGTATACATTAGGATCTGTTTTCATGTTGTATTATAGTGTCTGTTAGATTGTTTTTAATTAGAATACGGGGATTACCTCGGCTTTACAACCCCCAAACCACCACATACATTCAGCAAAAGTGCTGAGTCTATTGCATACTAACATATCGCTTTTTGCACCTAGAAGCATACTTGCCGCAGAGTATTGTAATTGGGTTATTCCAGGAGGATTTACATAAGTAATCACCTTTACATCATAGTCTTTTAGATAATCCATGTATTCTTGTAAGACCTCTTCACGATCTGAGGTGAGGAATACTGTTTTTGCCTTAGGTAAAAACTCATCAATCGCTTTTTTATAAGTTTCAAAGTTATAATCTCTTATAACTCCATCACGAATACTTGTACAATTAGGGGGATCGGTCTGATGAGTCCAAGTTCTTATTTGAACACCTAGAACGGGACCTTCAAAATCTTTTGAAACCCTTTCAAATTCTGATACAACTTCTGGTTTCCATTTTACTTTTTCTATCCCGCTCTGTATCCTGTTATAAACTTTATCCGAGATAAGCTTCCTATCATAAAACCAATCAATTGTGTGCTTTGAAAAAAGAGGAGCTAGTTTTTCATTTACAATATCGGGCTTTCGTCCTAATACACTGCCGTCATTTATTAGATTAGGTTGCTCTTCTTCCTCTGATTTTAGAATCAGAAGTCTTGCTGAAATAAAAGATTCCCCAAACTCGTCAGGTCCATGACAAATTAAACTATCGTCTAAAATTTCACGATGATCAGCATCAAAATGAATTTGAAGATTTGGTAGAACATTCGCCTCTCCCACACTTAAAGCAGTAACAAAAGATTTAAGGACATTACATAAACCAGATCGTACTTCAACCGTAAACTTCATAAAACAAACTCCTCCAGAAGCTCATTCCATTTTTCCATGCATCGTTCAAGAGTATACTCTTTTGAATAATACTCACGGGGGGTAAACAGGTCTATGTTATCAGCAACATATCTAATTGTTTCTGGAAACTTGTCATCCTCTGCGACTATCCCCCAAGTTTTATCATTTATCCTATCCATATAACAACCCATTGGTCGTGCTACCATAGGAATATTACACGCGCCAATTTCAATCCCAGCAAAATGACCTTCTTCATTACCAGAAGTACATATAGCACAAACACAAGAATTGATCAAAAGCCTTACAGCCTCGGCATCCACTTTATTAAAAATGCGAACTCGTTCTCTGTGTTGTGCAGGAATTGCGTCGAGACTTGTATCATCTTTCATAACCAGACAAAAATTGAAATCAGTCATTGTTTCAATTAGATTAAGAACTCTATGAAACCCCTTTTTCTCATGGGAAGAATCACCTATAAAAATAATCGAATTAGGTAGAACATCAGGATGCTTTTCTGGAATCGGCTTGAAAAAATCAAAGTCCGAGGACTGCTCAATTACTCTTACATTTTTAGGATTAATTCTATCTTTATAAATATTATGAATTTGTTTAGATGCAAACACTACACAAGTAACAGAATTAAGGACTTCAGTTTGCATCGGGTTATCCATAGTATCTTGGACTAAACAAAATGTGGGCACATCAATATTAAGTTTAGGAAAATAACTAGCGTTTCTAATTATATAATCAGGACGATCAGGCAAGCTCTCTATGGTGGGGGCTAGTACACGATAATCTGTGTACCCATTACACTTATCTTGAAGCCCTGGGAACCTGTCTAATAAATGATGCCAAAATGTTCTTACATTTGGTATACACGATAAACAATCATTAACTAACCAGCCAACTTTTGTATCTAAGTTACTCACACTAATTCACTCCAATGATCTACCATCTCTTCAACCATGCTTTCAAAAGTGTACTCAGGTTTCCAACCTAACTTCTCTCTAATCTCAGAAGAATCCCCACGAAGAAAATCAAGCTCTTGTGGTCGGAAGTATTGGGGATCAACAGTAACATATTCTCTGTAATCCATATCCAAGTGAGCAAAGGTTATTTCGCACATTTGGCGAATAGTTCTACTTTCTCCAGTCGCTACAACCCAATCACTTGGTTCTTCGTTATTTAAAAGCATGTGCATAGCCCTAACATAATCTTTAGAATGACCCCAATCACGGGATGCGTCTAAGTTTCCTAAAGCCAACTCATTACGAAGACCTTTATGAATCTCAACCGCACCTTTCACGATTTTGTTAGTAACAAAGTTTGACCCTCGTCTGGGCGATTCATGGTTGAACAAAATTCCATTGCAGCAATGCATACCATACGCAGCACGATAATGTCGCATAAGGTTATACCCCATAACCTTTGCACAGCCATAAGGAGATGTGGGATTCATTGGAGTAGTTTTTCTTTGATATCCATCCTCATCTACAGTATTACCAAACATTTCAGAAGAACTGGCTTGGTACACCTTAATCTTAGGATTGAATTGCCTCACCGCTTCCAAAAGGTTAAGCACTCCGAGGGCATTCGTTTGAATAGTAAATGAAGGAACATCAAAACTAATCCTAACATGGCTTTGGGCTCCGAGGTTGTAAACTTCGTCTGGATTTACCTCTTGTAAGATTCTCGTTAGAGAGTATGGATCCAGTAGATCTCCGTAGTGAGTGGTTATTCCCATACCCTTGATTCTACTGTCTTGATTCTCAGGAACCGAGTTTCGCCTAACAATGCCATGAACATCGTAGCCTTTCGAAATAAGAAGTTCAGCTAAATAACTTCCATCCTGTCCCGCTACGCCTGTAATAAGTGCTGTCTTAGTCATGTCTTATGATAGTCTTATATCCCTCTGAATTGTAATAATATAACCCTTCTTTTCCTGGAAAATATGTTGCTCTCATTAGATTGGTTACATCACGCAAATCATCAAGCATTTTTCTTGTGTACAATGAATTAGGCTTCTTCTCTACGACTTTTGTTTCGTAATCCCCTGTCACTATTTTAACAAAATACTCTTTGAACAAATCAAACAATGTGTCCATACCCTTTAGGTAAAGTGATTGCGCTGTAGAAGTATTGGTTATGGGAAACTTTTTATAAGAAATAATGGGACCAGTATCCAAACCAGCGTCTAACTCATGAAGAGTGATTCCTGTCTCTTCTTCTCCATTAATTATGGCCCAACTAAAAATTCCAACGCCTCTGTACTCAGGGAGGATTCCCCCATGAAAGTTATAGCATCTTCTTTTATTAATAAAGTCTTCTTTTAGAATCGTGTCATACATCACACAAATTAAAACATCGGAATCCTGTATGTTTTCGCAAAGCTCGTAGCCCGATGGCATGTTTGCTTGAGTGTATTCTATGCATCGCTGACCAATCGGTCTAGATGTTGCTATGTGTATTTTTTTATTCATTGTTAAAGACACCCATTTGTCTAAGGTCAGGCCAGTCCTCCCAAGCCCAGTGTCTAGGTTGGCGAGACTTGGCAGACTCTAAGGTATCTAAACCCTTCTGTGCTGTCTCTGGAGTCATGTAGTAATGATATCCCATTGTTGCGATGTTCTGATCCCTCCAAGGATTGTCAGGCGTTCTACCATCATACGACATTTTCTTAAGTTCTAGAGCAGCTTCTTTATCATCAGTTAAAATCATGCCTCCTCTACCTAAGTTCAGGTGCTTCTGGAACTGAAAGCTAAGACACATGAAAGTGGTTGCTTCATAACCATCTTCCCTCCAGAAAACAGCAGCGTCTATGATGTTAGTGTTTCCAATATAGTAGTAGTCTTGCCACTCTTCCTCATCCCATCCCCATTTCAAATTAAGTTTTTCTCCAAGAAAAGGCACTGAAATGTATGTTCTAGTTGGAAAAGTTACATCCTCAGCTTGGGTATATCGTAAACATAACTCAATCGCATGAGTACAACAATCTACTGCGACTGCATACTTTGAGCCATAAAACTCAGCTATCTTATCTTCAAATTGTCGTACTGTATCAAAACTCACCCAAACACCTTATCTCTTTGTTGTCCCTCGTAAGGTCCCGTTTTATATTCATAAACTAATGTGTAATCCTCTAGGATCTCGTAGGTATGCCCACCTTCTAAAGTAAACGAGGCATCCCCTGCATTAAGGATATGTGTTTCTAATGGCTGCATTTCCGTGTCAAAAAAATGCACTTTCACACTCCCTCTAATTACTACCCAACTTTCTTGAGCAATCATTTCCTCAAAGGATGGCTTTTTCCAGATATGCTTATGCGGTCGAAAGGTTTTTCCCTCGTTCATCTTTAGGAACGAGCATTGAATGAATTGATTTGCATCAACCAGATCGGTTCTTTCCTTTGTAAAATCCTCAGGAGTGTACACTATATGAAGCAGTTTGCCTTTATGATATATTTCTTTCATTATTCATCTTTCTCCCCTTCCTGTATATGATAAACAATTGAATCGAACACGGTTATATGCTTCATACTATATTTATGCTCTAAAGTATTAAAGAAGAATAAATCTCCTGAAGAGTACACAGGACGATCATTAGGAAACCCAGCAACCAAGCTATTCTCATGAATAAATATATTCCCCTCTGGGTACATTCCGCTTTCTACAAATCTAGTTGTTTCAAATACACAAGGCATGAACAAGCCTCCAGTCTCGCAACTAGCCTCTGAAATCTGTTTTGCGTATTCAGAAAAGCCTTCTTCATCCATACGGTGGGGATGCTTTCCAAAGTCTCTCTCTAGACCATAAGATCCGCTCCGTAATTTACCACTTTCAACAAGCCTACTACATGGAATATTAATACCATCATGATGTTCCAAAAGATTGGATAACCAATTAGGGGAAAACATCATATCTGAATTTACAAAACAAATATTATCGTAGTTACTAGATTGCCCAGCATAATTCCAACATCTATAAACCCTGTTTAGGTAGAAGTCTTCTGGATGAGGATCATTGTAGATACTGTAAGGCACACCACACTCCTTGATTGCCTCCAGAACCTCCTCTGTTGCGTCATTCGCCACAAGACGCAACTTTACATCCCAGCCATCAACGAGGCAAGAAGAGCCCTTCAATTGTTCACATATAAACTTTAAGTAATCTACTGATTTATAAATCAGAGAAATAACCTCAATATTCTTCTTCATATATTTCTCTTAGTTTTTTCTTTGTAGTAGGGTTTTGTTTATCTAAAACAAGCCACCCTGGAAGCTCTTCATTAGGGACTCTCTCCACTACTAGACCATCCTCATTAAGTAGCCTTTCGAGTGCCCAGCCTTCCTGTCCTCTAGATTTGTAATTTTTATATTTACTAATAATCTGCTCATCATCAGCAAAACCTTTATGAATTAAATTAAAGGGGGCTCTAGCCCCAGTTCTAATTCCTTCAGGATGTTGGCTCTTGTGTAGTCCTTGCTCTTGAGAAAAGCTGAGATGTCCCGTATTCTTCCAGAAAGCCATTCTCCCTGCCTTCATAAAGTGATCATACTCATCATCTACCCTATGCCACACATCACTTCTCCAAAGATTGTAATGACCCAACCAACCACCCTCAATTCTATTCATATCTAACTGAAAAAGAAGATCTTCTAAAACTGAGCGATCTAAAAGCCTAGCATCTAGTAAAGTATCACCATCCATCCAAAAGATCCACTCTGTATCTGGCTGCTCTTTTAATACCTTCTCTAGCAGTTCTTGCTTACAAATTAGCTCTTCTTCAAAACGATTAGTTTCTGATTCAATAACATGAACATTATCAAACTTTTTATAAAACTCTCTACTCCCGTCTGTAGACGCTTGATCAAAAATATAAATTTCGTCACAAATCTCCATGCACTTAAACCAGTTCTCTAAATTACCCAACTCCAATTCATTATGCAGTTGTGAGAATCCAACGATTTTAGGTTTGTAGCGTTTCTTAGCTTCGGCCAAGTATAACTCTCTATTTTTATGAAATAGCTCAGGAGACAACTTAAACTTATTCTCAAAAGCATCTTCATTATAATGATTTTGATGTAAAACAAGGGGGTTATCACAAATTTCAACTTTTAACCCCTTATCTTTAATTCGCATTAATAATTCATCATCATCATACCCTATCCCGTCTGCGTAGGCTTCGTCAAATCCACCCAAGTCCTCTAAATTCTTTTTAGAAATGCAAGATGCAAAGTGAAGGGGGCGAGGGTTAATTATAGAATGATTATACCACCCCTCATCTTGACCCCCATTAGAAGCCTTATTTAGAAGGTTAACTTGTTTATCTTCCTTTCCTAAAATCTGGGTATCTTCTTTAGATAAGGCATACGCAGCAAAAACTATATAATTTTCATCTGTAGTCTTTTCTAAAGCAGTAGAAATCAGATCCCCTACATGAAAACACTCTGGGTTCTGAATTAAAACTAAGTCCCCTTTTGCTTTAGCAAACCCCAGATTATAAGGTACGCAGGGGTTAATGTAGTTCTTATCTTCAGGTTCCTGTCGAATAATGCGAATAGGGAACTTATAGTTGTCTTGGATATCTTCAAGACGCTCAGATTCCTTGCTGGCATCGTCCACAACAATTAACTCGATATCATCCACTCTCTCAGAAGCTTGGATAGAGTCTAAAGTCTTAAGAAATAATTCTTTCCTGTTATAGTACGCTGTGACTATACTTAGTTTAACAGATTTTCCCATAATTGATATATCTCTTCGTTTTCTAAAATAGGTTGCCCATTACTCATTCCGTTGAAGGGTATCCCTGCAAGCTCACACTCGGCCTCTACGAGCCCGTAAGTCTCACTGAGGGATGAGTGGTAGACTGCGCTTACGCGCCCGTACATCGCCTCAGGATCGTCCTCATGGTCTGCTAGTACAGCGTGACCTGAATCAACCCACATCTTCACATGATCGTCGAAATAAGGGGTATCGTTAACTTGCCCAAATAGCAACACTTTATCATAGCCACTACCAATAGCTCTTTTAATAGATAAGTGAGTTTGTTTATTCTCATCAATACTCCCAATAACTCCAGCGATCTTATTTTTAGGGTTCTTCCACTTTATCTTCCTGACGATAGGAGGTATAATCTCTGAAGGACGGTCAATGGCTTGCCATTCCTTTTGAGAAGTACTTACGAAGACGATAGAATCATACCGCGCCAGATCAATCTCTTTAAGTGGAAAAACATCTTTCTCATGACAGTAGAGGATATGCTTCTTTACCTTAACTTGAGCAGGAACCTCAATGAAGTGGCTAATTAGAATATCATCAGGACCAAGTAGGCACTTATCAATCTTAGCAGACTTACACTTATCTAAGTGCCAATCATTAGGACCGTAAAAGGTACAATCATACCCATTATCATTTAGTAAATTAGTTAGATTAATATGAGCAATAGTGCCCCCGCCAGGATGAGTCCAACTAGACACAATCTTAACGGTTTGCTTTTTTACGGGGACCGTAAACTCTGTTGTCAGTTCTGGTTTCATCAGAGCTTTAAAGAGTTCTTTTTTATCCTTGCTTTTTAGCATTCATGCATTCCTCATAAAGAGCAAGTCTTTGTCCAACAACTTTATTCATATCAAAGTTCTCTTCTGTTAGTTTGTGGAGGTTCTCTCCCATACGCTTTACTAACCCAGGGTTCTTAGCACAGATAGATAGAATGCGAACCCACTCGGTAATAGGCTTTTCTGGGTCGATTAAGAATCCAGTCTCCCCATCTACAATCCATTCATCGTAAGCCCCGCAGTTAGTAGCAACAAGAGGGATCTTATAACGTCCACACTCTGCAACCTTAATCTCAGATTTGGAATCGTTAAAATCATTCATCTCAAGAGGGGCTAGAGCAACATCCATAGCGGTAAACATCTGTCCGTAGCGGTCAGGGGTCTGAGCGTAATGGATATCCCAGTTCTTACCTCCTTTAAAGCCTCGGAGGATAATGTCCTTGTACTTCTTCCAAACATCGTACTGCCAATCTCCTGGAGGGGTGTTGGCGGGAGGATGACCAAAGAAGTCCCATCTAATGTTTTCTCTTCCTACTCTCTGGTTAACATAGTGAGGTACTCCTGAGAAATACCTCAGATCTTGTTCATGGTGAATACCTCCAACCCAACCAAATCTAGTAAACTTCTTTTTAGGTTTAGGTAGCTTATCCATGTTCCAACAAGGTAGATTGTAATCAATGCTATTCTTAATTACAGCCAACTTGTTTTTAGGGTTACAGAATACAGAAACTCGTTCAGCGAACTTCTTCTGAGTTACTGTTACAAGGTCTGAGTTGTTGTAGATGAACTTTGTGATATCCTCCAACCCCTTCTCCTTGTAAACATCGTAAAGCCTGTGGCCTTCGTAGATGTTAGTCAGTAGGTCATCGGTATCGTAGTGTACGAACTTCCCGAATTCTTTAGCCTTCCCAACAATCCTTGCCGTGTAGTTTCCACCAAAGTTGGAGAGGTTCTGAGTGAACACAATGTCTGCCCACTTCATATCTTCGAAGTCCCAGTTCTCCTTCCACGCTCCCGTCTTCTCATCAACGCCGAGAGGGTTCTTGTTCCATCTAAGCTCGACTCTATCTCCGTAAAGCTCTTCCAGCTTCTTCATAGGAGCAATGATTCTGTAGTAGGCACATCCACCTTCGTTAGCGGGGACACAAAGTATTTTTAGTTTATCACTCATGGTTTATTATAGTTCAAGGTATAAAAGAACCCGCTACTTCCGTGAGAAAAAGTAACGGGTTCCTGCGCCTAGATAGCAGCGCGGTGCTAGATATTAGTACTTGCTTTCTTCTCTTCAGTAGCGTGAGCTTTAGCTGATGCGTCAGAGGAGTGCGCCATGCCTAGAGCAGAGGCGATACTTCCAACAGCAGAACCGAAGTCTACATTCTTATCCGATGGGATGATAGCTTTTGCAGCCTTTACATAGTGCTTGCGCTTGCGTTGACTGAATACGGATACAATACCTTCCCAAGCAGCTAGTCCAGGGATGAAAGCAGATGCGATACCGAAACCAGCATCAATCATACCTCCAATGGAGTCGCCATCAAGTTCACCACCCGCAGGGATGTAAGCAGCGTCATCTTTAAGCTGATCTTTATTTGCCATGACAACGGTAGTGCCTTCAGGAAGCTTATCTTTCACAGAGTCGGGAAGTTGATCCAGAGGGACAATCGGAGCCTCTTCGCCTTCCTCAAGCTGATCAGCGGTAGTAAATACCGTGCCTTCCCCGAAGAATTCTCCGAGAGAAGCACAAGATACAATACCAAAGCCTAGAATAGTAGTGATTGCCAGAGTGACAATAATTTCTTTAATTGAGTTCATAATAATTTAACTTTTTAGTTTAGAGAGGTACTCATTGTCTGGGATTTCTGTATCCTCTTTAGGTGACGATGATGTAGTTGTACCTTGGACTGCCGTGCTGTTAAGTGCAGCGGCAGATTGCTTTACTTCATCATAGTCTTCCAACTTGACAAGACCGTGAATCTCATGCAAGTTGTCCATAGAAGCAGCGATTTCGGACTTAGATCCTAGCGGTGAGGACTTAGGACGAGGAGCGGATTGGTCGTACTTCGGCCACTGCCCATCCATTTCTTTCACGATTTTGAAGTCGTGACCTTTCTCGACATCGGTAATATCACCGAAGTCTTCATCAAGCATAGCACCAATAATCTTCTTGAAAAGGATCACTCCAATAGAAAGAATTTTAATGCTACCACCCTCACGTTCGAGAATGTTCATGTAGTAACGAGCGCGAGGCTTGATCTGACGGGCAAGATCCTCATCCTCTGAACGACCTGTCTTCCAAAGAGCATAGTAAAGATCGCACATAGGGCAATTCTCACCATGAACTTTACGACAGTGAACGTTCTTTACGTTTCCATCTGGTCCTGGGACTCGGTGGATTTTAGTCTCTGCGTAAAACTCCTTCTCGTCATCCTTCCAAGGAAGAATGCGGACAGCGTTGCTGCCTTCAGGAATTTGGTAAAACTTCTGGAGGAAGTCTGAGTTGCTGTTAGATCCAGCAGGTTTGTTAAGTTGTTCGTGTTTTGCCCGAAGGGCTTCTAAATCAATAGCCATAGTTTTTACTCCTTAGTGTGTGTGTAGTATGATAGTTGTGTTACTTGTAAAGTTTAGTTTCTTCTCGTTTATTTGCAGACGATTGCTGCAACATGTCTTTTTTCTGCTCAAGGGCTCGGACTAAGCCTTTCAACATTTCGTATTTGAAAGTAGCGTCATCCAAAGCGTTCTGCCTTACAGTGTACTGTTCGTCGGCAAATACTAGATCGTCCAAGTCTTTTGCGGTGAGCTTTACAGAGGAATCGCGCTTGGCTTCTTTACGAAGCTTGGACATAAACCTAGTTAGTTGGACGCTTGCCTCTCCTACCTTCCTTTTGGCGAAGCTCATCAAGCCAAAGTAGTAGGAATAGATAGATGCTTGTCGAAACATCTCAGTTTCTACTTCAACTTCGTTAAATTGGACGAGAGCGTCACTAATATCTTTGTAGTTTTCCCAAGTAAAGTCTTCAAGGGATTCAATTAGGTCTTTCATAGTTAGTAGTTGGATTTAGGTTTAGCTACAGAAA